CGGTGGTCGATTCGGATCTCGATTTTTATCTAGGCATCAGCCCCAGGAGTTGGTTGGGGTCTCACGGGTCTCACCTGCGTCTAACGCAATATCCGCCCTTTCCCTGACAACAGGGCAACCGGCCATATTACGCTCCAGGACTGGGTTCTGAGTCCTGGTGTCAACCAAGACTGTAAACCTGTAACCTTGGTTCACACAGCCGGCAACCCTTGCCGCTCATCACGAAGTCAGAAGCAGCCGACGCCCTGGGTGTGTCCCGAACGGCCGTCTATAAGGCGATCAAGCAAGGTCGCCTGCCGGTCATTCGCACGGCGGACGGCCGCGAGCTGATCAAATCTGAGACCCTGCGCGAGGACTGGTTCGCCAACACGATGGCGAAGATCGGCGTGGGGCCGAAGCCACCAGCTGGCGAGAAGGCATTCCCGCCGCCTAGGCCAAAGCGCCAACCGGAGGAGCAGGAGCTCCCGGTCGACGAGCCGAAGCGCGACCGATCGCTCGCGGCACCAGAGCCTGGCGACATTGTCCCCGACTACAACGAGAGCCGCGCCCGCACCGAGTACCTGAAGGCTGAGCTGCTCGAGCTGGAGCGCAAGGAAAAGGAGGGGCTGCTTGTACGGACAGCAGACGTACAAGCGAAGTGGGTCGAGGTGCTGACCATCAGCCGCACCAAGGTGCTCGGCGTGCCGTCGAAGGCGAAGCAGCGGATCCCGGACCTCACCCAGGATCAGATCGCGATCCTCGAGGACATCATCCGCGAGGCGCTGGAGGAGCTGGCCGATGGCTGAGGTTGCGGACCTAGCACGGGAAGCACTCCGGGCGTGGAAGCCACCGGAGAAGCTGACGCTCAGCGAGTGGGCCGATCGGCATTTCTTCCTGTCGGCGGAGAGCAGCGCTGAGGCCGGCCGGTGGCACACGCTGCCGTATCAGAAAGGAATAATGGATGCGATAACTGATCCAAGTATCGAACAAATAAGTGTGATGAAATCTGCACGTGTTGGATATACGAAGTGCTTAAACGCATGTATTGCGTTTCATATTCATCAAGATCCTTGTCCAATGATGTTGGTACAGCCAACCATCGAAGATGCACAAGGATATTCCAAGGAAGAAATTGCACCGATGCTCCGGGACGTGCCGGTGCTGCGCGGCCTGGTGAGCGACAGCAAGGCGAAGGACGGGGCGAACACGATCCTGCAGAAGCAATATCCGGGCGGGACGCTGGGCCTGGTTGGCGCAAACAGTCCGCGTGGTTTCCGTCGTGTGAGCCGGCGGATCGTGATGTTCGACGAGACGGACGGCTACCCACCGAGTGCCGGCCCCGAGGGTGATCAGATCAAGCTGGGTATCAGGCGGACGGAGTACTACTGGAACCGCAAGATCATCGCTGGGTCGACGCCGACACTGAAGGACGCGAGCCGAATCGAGCGGTTGTTTGAGCAGGGCGACCAGCGACGGTATTTCGTGCCCTGCCCCGACTGCGGGCACATGCAATACCTGAAATGGGCGCACATGCGCTGGGATGACCAGCTCTCACCAGTGCATTACGTGTGTGAGCAGTGCGGTGTGCTGATCCCGCACTCGAAGAAGCGCTGGATGGTGGAGCGCGGGCAGTGGCGGGCGACGGCACCAGGCAGCGGGAAGCATGCGTCGTTCCACATCTGGGCGGCGTACAGCTACAGCCCAAACGCAAGCTGGGACAACCTGCGGGACGAATTCCTCGAGGCGAAGAGCGACCCAGAAGCACTGAAGACATTCGTCAACACGGTGCTGGGCGAGAGCTGGGAGGACGATTACGCGGCGAAGGTGGGCGCCGACAGCCTGCTCGAGCGTGCGGAGTTCTACGAGAAGCGGATGATCCCGGCCGAGGCATCAGCGCTGACGATCGGCTGCGACGTGCAGGACAACAGGTTGAGCTTGAGCGTGTGGGCGTGGGGCCGCGAGGAGGAAGGTTGGCTGATTGACCGCCAGGTGATCCATGGTGATCCGAGCCGGCCGGAGCCGTGGAAGCAGCTGGACGAGATCTTGTTGCGGCCGTTCAAGCATGCGCTGGGCGGCGAGATCCGGCCGGATGTGGTGTGCATCGACTCCGGCGGTCACTTCACGATGGAGGTATACCAGTACGCCCGCGAGCGCCAGAACATGGGCGTGATCGCGATCAAGGGTCAGAGCCAGAAGGGCAAGCCACCGATTGGCAAGCCGACGAAGGTGGATCTGAACATCAAGGGCAAGGCGCTGAAGAAAGGCGCCGAGGTGTACCCGGTGGGCAGCGACACTGTGAAGAGCCTGTTGTTCGGCCGACTCAAGCACAACGAGCCAGGCCCAGGGTTCCTGCATTTCTATGCAGATGCAGGCAAGGAGTACTTCGAGGAACTGACAGCAGAAAAACAGATCACGCGGTTTGTGCGTGGCTATCCCGAAAGGGTGTGGGTGAAGAAATCAAGCCAGCGAAACGAGGCGCTGGACGAATTGGTCTACGCGTATGCAGCGTTGAATCGGATGTACCAGCGGTACGACAGGCGAACTATCTGGGATCAACTTGAGAAACGGGTCGAAAAGCCCGTGGAAAGGGAGCGGAAGGCGCCGCTAAGATCAAACAAGCCCGCAAAACGGAGCTTTGTCCGCCAGTGGTGAGGCCGTGAAGATCCCATCTGCAATTCGCGCTGGCGACACCATCGTCTGGGTGGACTCGCCCACGATCGACACGTTTGGCGCTTCGATCGACAGCTCTAACCACGGTCTCACCTATTACCTGCGCACCAACACGGCAGCGGAAGGCGCGACGGTGGTGGGCACGGCTGAGGGTACGGGGTGGCGGTTCACGATCACGGCCGGCACGTCGGCTGGCTTTGATGCTGGCACCTGGTACTTCCAGGCGGTGGCGACGGCCAACGTTGGTGGCGCCAAGACAACGCTGGGCACGGGCCAGCTGACGGTTGAGCCATCGCTCAGCTATGCCGGTTCGCCTGGTGCATTCGACGGCCGCAGCCAGACGCAGAAAGATCTCGAGGCTGTTCAGAGTGCCATCCGCTCGCTGATGGCTGGCGGTGCGGTGCAGGAGTACCGCATCGGCACCAGAAGCCTGAAGCGTTACGACCTGGCAGATCTGCTGGCGCTCGAGACAAAGCTCAAGGCCGAAGTGGCCCGCGAGCAGAAGGCCGCGTTGATCGCGAACGGTCTCGGCAACCCCCATAACCTGTTTGTGAGGTTCGGCCGCTGATGGGACTCCGCACTCGTGTACTGACGGCGCTCGGATTTGGCGCCAAGCCTGAGCCTCAGGCTCCTCGTCGCCGGCGTCGCACCTATGCGGGTGCGGTGATCAACAGACTGACCAGCGACTGGATCGCGAACGGCACCAGCGCTGACGCCGAGATCAAGACCAGTCTGCGCAAGCTGCGTGACCGCGCCCGCCAGATGGTGCGGGACAACCCGTATGCACGGCAGGCGAAGCGCACCACGCAGATCAACGTGGTCGGAAGTGGCATCAAGCTGCAGTCGCAGGTGATGAGCCTGCGCGGGAACAAGCGCGACGATCGCATCAACGGCGCGATCGAGGGCATGTGGGACCGGTGGTGCCGGAAGGAGTTCTGCGACGTCGCGGGCAAGAGCAGCTTCCACATGTTCGAGTGGCTGGCTGCCGGTGCCCTGCCCGAATCTGGTGAGGTGATCTTCAGGATCCACCGGCGGGCATTTGGCGGCAGCAAGGTGCCGATGGCGCTGGAGATCATCGAAAGCGATCTGCTCGACGATGAGTATCAGGGTGCGGTGAGTGCCAAGGGCAACGAGTGGCGCATGGGCGTCGAGATCGATGCCTACGGCCGGCCGGTGCAGTACGCGTTTCTGACACGCCACCCGGGTGACTACTGGTTCCAGGGGACACCAGATCGCACCAGCGTGAAGCATGTGTTCCTGCCTGCGCGGGACGTTGTTCACCTTTTCATCCCTGAGCGCCCCAATCAGCACCGAGGAGTGCCCTGGTTCGCGCCGGTGATCGGTGATGCCCACCAGTTGGCCGGCTACGAAGAGGCTGCGGTTGTGCGGGCCCGGTCGACAGCGTCGCTGATGGGCTTCATCACCAGCCCCGAGGGCGAGCTCGAGCCGGATGACGTTGAAAACGGCCAGCGCATCACCGAGTTCGAACCTGGGGTGTTCAAGTATCTGGACGCCGGGCAGAACGTGGTTGTCCCAGATCTGAAGTCGCCAGACGGACAGTATGAGGACTTCGTGCGAGCGAAGACGCGGCGGTTTGCGTCTGGCTTCGGCTGCAGCTATGAGACGCTGTCGCGAGATTTCTCGGAAACCAACTACTCAAGCAGCCGGCTATCACTGCTTGAGGATCGCGATCACTGGAAGGTGATCCAGGCCTACCTGATCG